CCGGAGGGGTTGACCGAAGACGCCCAGGCGCTCTTCTACTACACGTTCGGGGGCAAAAAATACACCCGCGTCATGTGGACTGTCAGCGGCACCGCTTTCGGCGCAGTCGCCGTCACGATCGCCAGTGCGCTGCGGGGACACTTGTCTTCGACCGGACTGACCGGAGGTCAATGGCTCCTCGGGTCGAACCTGATCAAAGGCCAAAAGAATAGCTGGTGGCAGCCGAGCATCCGCACCAACGGACTCGTGGCCCCAGAGGTCACCAAAGAAATCGAGGGCAACCTCTAATCAATCCGCTTCCGGCTGGAGGGACTGTTTGTGGGGGCATGGGCACCCCTCTGGCCGGAAGCTCTTTTTATGACCCACCTTTATATTGCGGGGCCGATGCGCGGCTACCCGCGCTACAATTTTGACGCGTTTCTCGCGGCCGACATCGACCTACGAGATCGCGGATTTGAACCAATCAATCCAGCCAAACTGGACTTAGACGCGGGCTTTGATCCCGACAAAGATCCCGTCACCGCCGAGTTCATGGACAACGCCATGCGGCGCGACATTGCCGGAGTGCTGAAGGCCGAGGGCCTTGTCCTTCTTCCGGGATGGGAGCGTTCGATCGGCGCCAGAGCTGAAAAAGCCCTGGCCGAGTGGCGCGGCATCCCAATTCTTCTCTACCCTTCGCTCGCGGAACTCGACAAAGAGTCAATCCTCCTCGAAGCCGAGCGGCTTACGGACGGGGACCGGCAAAGCCAATACGGGCCGCCAGAGCAGGATTTCGCAAGAACAGCCGCCATGTGGAACGCCCTCTTCGGGTGGGCCGCCACGGCGCGTGACGTAGCGATGGCGATGATCTGCCTCAAACTTTCGCGCCAAACTCACATGGCGAAGCGCGACAATTGGACGGACATCGCCGGATACGCCAAGTGCGGATGGAGGTGCCCATGAGCGAAGAATTCACCGCATGGAAAGCCCTCGCCGGCCCTTACCGCGAAGACGAGCAATGGATGTTGGATAACGTCCTCGCCGATCTCCGGCGCGGCGGCATCAAGTTCCTGGTGCGATACACCGCGAGCGGATTAGAGGTCTGGCGCGACAAAATCGGATGGCTCGGCGAATGAGAACTTACACCATCGTCATCGAAGAAAACGTTCCGCTGGCCCGCAAGACCAAGGCCGGAAACATCTACGTGCATCCGCTGTCATGGATCGTCCCAAAACTGCGGGTGAACGATTCGTTCCTTTACCCCGCGTCTACCGGTGAGCGGCCCAACAACCTTCGCTCCATAGCCAATGGCTATGCCAAGCGCCTCGGTATCAAAATCGCCACGCGCAAAGTAATCGACCGAGAAGGGGTCGATCGCATCCGCTTTTACCGCACAGCATGAGTGACTACCCACTAGGCCGCATCGAATTCAGCGATCCGGACATTGTTCGGCCGGAACAGACTCTCTCCGTCACACTCGGCGTTTTGTGCGGCATCCAAGTCGAACAGGAAGACTTGATCGACGAACTCTGCGACTTCGCGGGCTACCTCCTCACCCTTATCTGCGAACTCGATGGTAGCGATCGACTTTGAGTCTTACTACGACTCCGAGGTCAGTGTAACGACCCTCGGCGCGTACAACTACGCCCGGAATACGGACATTTACATGGTCGCCATGTACTCCGATTCCGGATGGGCGTACGTCGGTCTGCCGAAAGACGCGCCTTGGCACGCAGTCACCGGCCAAGAGTGGGTCATGCACAACGCGGCCTTCGACCTGACCCTACTTGGTGCGCTGATCGAGCAAGGCGTGGTCATCGACACGCAACCTTCAAACGTCTACGACACCGCCGACATGGCCGCGTACCTCGGCTACCCGAGATCCCTGAAAGAAGCGGCGAAGCATCTCCTCGGACTGGAATTGAGCAAAGGCACCCGGGACAACATGAAGGGCCGCCACTACCATCTGCCGCCAGGAGTCATCGTCCCAAAGCGGAAGCGCATGGACAACGATTTCAAAAAGGAGATCGCCCGATACGCCCTGAAAGACGCCAAGGCCACTCTCCTGCTCTGGAGATGCCACGGACACAAATGGCCGGCGCACGAACGCGAGATCTCCAAGATGACCCGCGAGATGACCACGAAGGGCGTTCCGCTGAGTCTGCCTCGGCTGGAAGCCGCCCGCGTTACCCTCGAAGAGGAAGCCGCCAGAGCCGCTGCGCTGATCCCGTGGGCAGGCAAGAGCGACGTCGCGCTCCTATCACTCCAAGCGATCCGCGATCAATGCGACCTCGAAGGCATCCGCAAACCGACCACGTTCGCCGAAAAGACTACCGAAGGGGCGGAGTGGGAAGCCGAGTTCGCCGACCAATTCCCTTGGGTACGCGCCGTCAGAGATTACCGCAAAGCCAATAAACACATGAAAACTGTGGAGGCGATGCGGAAACGCCTTAAACCAGACTCGGTCTGGATGCCATACGACATGCGATACTTCGGCGCCCTCACCGGCCGCGACAGCGGCTCCGGAGGATGGAACGCCCAGAACCTACCCAAAGGTCACGTCGCCGGAGTCGATATCCGCAATCTCATCGAGGCGCCCTCTGGGCATACCTTAATCATCGCCGACTTGGCCCAAATCGAAGCGCGGTGCATCTGCTACCTCGCCGGGGACAAGAAGAGTTTGGAACTCATGGCCGGTGGCGCCGACGTTTACGAAGCACACGCCCGAGCCACGATGGGCTACACCGACCCTCGCTCGCTCAAAGAAGTGGATAACAAGATGAGGCAGCTCGCCAAAGCGCGTGTCCTCGGCCTCGGCTACGGATGCGGCGCGGAAAAGTTCCGCTACGTCGCCAAGATCATGGCAGGACTCGACATATCTTTAGACGAAGCGCAAGAAATTGTGCAGTCCTACCGCAGCACCAACCCGCTCATCATCGGACTGTGGAGGAAGCTGGACCGCGCAATGCGGGCAGCCGTCAACGAGAAGAACCAAACTTTCGAGCTGACGCTGCCTTCGGGCAGGACGCTCAGCTACCGCGAAGTCACGTCTTCGGGCGAAGGGCGCGGCGACTACCGCTGCAAGATACCCCGGGGCGGAACGATGGCGCCGACCAAACTGTATGGTGGGCTCCTCGCAGAAAACGCAACCCAGGCGTTTGCGCGGGACGTTTTCATGGATCGCTGCGCTGCCCTACGCGACGCGGGAGCCGACATCATCATGCGGGTTCACGACGAAGTTGTCATAATGTGCGAAGAAAGATTGAGCGAATCCTTCAAAGCCGATGTCGAAGCAATACTCTCCACCCCGCCGGATTGGTGTTCGACCCTTCCGCTTGGAGCCGAAGCCACAATCTCAAAGTTCTACATGAAATGACCAATAAGTTCCTAGAAACCTTTCAACAAGTCGGCGGATGGAAAACTCCGGAGCGGTTCGGCCGCGAACACGATGGCTTCGTCACCATCGAGGAAAACGCCCGCTCTCACAACCATGACGCGTTCTTTTGGGACGCCGACATGGGCCATGAGCGTTTGCAAACAATGTGGATGGACGGCCATTACTTTGTGCGTAGGTTGTTAACCAGATAACCTTATGCGATACCTCTCGGTTTGCAGCGGCATCGAAGCCGCAAGCGTGGCGTGGGAACCCCTTGGCTGGTCCCCCGCAGCGTTCTCTGAAATTGAGCCATTTCCGGCCGCTGTCCTCGCCCACCATTGGCCGGAAGTCCCTAACTTGGGCGACATGAACAACTATGAAGACTGGAACAACTTGGACGCAATCGACCTTTTGGCCGGAGGAACGCCATGCCAGTCCTTTAGTGTCGCCGGGCTGCGAAAAGGACTCAAAGACCCCCGTGGAGGACTCATGCTTACCTACCTTGAAATCGCTCGGCGTTTCCGGCCTCGATGGGTTGTGTGGGAAAATGTCCCCGGCGTCCTGTCTAGCGACGGAGGACGGGATTTTGGTTCCTTCCTCGGGGCGTTGGGGGAGCTGGGGTATGGCTGGGCCTACCGCGTCTTGGACGCTCAATGGGTCCGAACACAACGACACCCCCGCGCCGTCCCGCAGCGCAGGAGACGTGTCTTCGTTGTCGGATGTATTGGAGACCGGACCCGTGCCGCCAAGGTTCTTTTTGAGTCCCAAAGCGTGTGCAGGGATTCTGCGGAGAGCCGAAAAAAGAAAGAAGACGTTGCCGGAACATTTAAGGCTCGCGCTCGAAGCGGGGGCTGGTGCCAAGACGTCGATCTCGCCAGCTCTGGATACATGCAAGTCGCCGGAGCCCTCGATACCGAGTGCGGCGGGAACAAACTGACCCACCAGACCTTGCTCAACGGCCATGCGCTGGCCGTGGGCGCTCTCTCCGCAGACGATGGAGAACAAGGACTGACGACGATCCAAGCCGCTGCCTCGGGGATGCTGATCGCCTTCCAACAAAATACCCGCGACGAAGTCCGCCTCATAGGCGGCGACGGCAAGATCGCGGGGGCTTTGGCTGCCGAGGCAGGGATGAAGCAACAGAACTATCTGGCTCCGGCCCGAATGGTCGCCTTTGGCGAATACGTCGAAGACGGCACCGCGTCAGCCATGAAAGCGCGGGATTACAAGGACGCCACGGATCTGGTTGCCGTGGATGCCTACAACCAGACCGTGAGCGATACCTCGCAAGCCCTCTCGTCTTCCGCGAGCGACATCCACCACACCGGAGGAGCTATTGTTCCGGCGGTCTCCAAATCAATCCGAACGCCTAGCGGCGGGATTGACCGCGAAGACATGCACACCATTGTTCCGGCGGTCGCGGTACAGGACGTGAGCGACCGCGACAAGAAACAGAACGGACGTGGATGGAGCGAGGACGGAACTAGCTACACGCTCGACGCGGCGGCGACGCAAGGTGTCGCTCGGGGCCTAGCAGTCAGACGGCTTACTCCGACTGAATGTGAAAGGCTCCAAGGATTTCCCGATAACCACACCTTGATCCCGTGGAAGAAGAAACCGGCGGATCAATGCCCCGACGGCCCACGCTACAAAGCCTTGGGCAACTCGATGGCCGTGAACTGCATGGAATGGATCGGCCAACGCATCGACTTCTACGACAAGCAATCATAACCCAACAACCCACAAGGAGAATGAAATGTACAACAGCGAGAAACGAGTCCGTGAAAAAGACGGCTACGACAGCCTCGGGGAAGCCCTCGCGGCCCGCTCTTCACTAGCCAGAAAACGAGGCAAGCGGTTCAAGACCCTGCGCCCCTACCAAGTCAACGGCCGATGGTTCCTGACCAAAATGGGCAAGGGCCAAGCAAAGAAATACTACGAATGAACCTCGACATCACCCCTGAAGAATTCGGCATCAACCCCTGCCCCGAGTCCGGAGAAGGATGCCACGGCTGGATCTACGGCGCAGCCCACCGGCTCGTTGCCGCTGGGTTTGAAGACGATGAGATCGAGGCGTGGATCGAGGCTTACCTCAAGCGTACGTCCCAGCCCCGCGAAATTGCCAACACCCTGTCCAAGGTTCGGGCCGAAGCCGACGGCAAGATCCCGCCGCGCAAGAGCGTCGGAGCCAAACGCCCCAAGGACGAGGCGGCCATCGCCAAGCTCTTGGAGGGCGGCCCGATCTCGGTCGAGGACTTCATCGCGTCGAGTCCTAGTCCGGTATCAATTGATACCTCCGCCGTCCTCAAGGCGTTATTCCCGGGAGAGAAGACCATTCTCTTCACCGATCAGATGTCCCAGGGCCAGCGAGTCTGGGACGAAGTCGTCCTTCCAGAGGACGTAGATCGTCTGGGACGGACTAATACGCAAGGCGCCTGGTTCCTTCTTAACCCAGTCAGCGGAGACTACGCCGAACGCGAGGGGGCCAAACCCTCCCGCCGGTCCGAAGCGACCATTTCCGCTTACAAGCACGTCCTCGTAGAGTCCGACAACGTCAACCTCGGAGATTGGCTCGCCATCCTGCGCCAGCTCGACCTCCCCATCGTCTGCGTAACTCTCTCCGGCAATGCCTCGGCCCACGCTATCGTCCGGGTCTCAGCAGATAACCGAGATGAGTGGGTCGCCGCTGCCAAGAAGATTGCTGATCTCGTCGTCCCCCTCGGAGCCGACCCCAACGCCATCACCGCAGTCCGGCTCACGCGCCTTCCGGGCGTTGTACGGAAGGACAACGGCAACGAACAACGGCTTATTTGGTTCAACCCAGAGGCCGTGCCGACTGAAAAATGCACAGTTAACAAGCCCGAAGGGGACGAAACTGGCCCGAAAGAGGACACCGAGGCCCCAAAAGAGGACAAAACGTCCGAAACTCCGGCCAAAGTAGTCGAAAAAGACGACTTCTCGGACATCTACTACGACGGCAAAGCCTACTTCATGCGCTCCGCCGATGGGATCTGGCGGTATGAGCTGGCAGGAATGCTTCACTCTGCACTCAAGGTGCGCGGCTACGCCGACAGCGCACCCAAGGGGCGAGCGACCCCGATGGATCAAGCCAAAGGCATCATCCGCGAACAGCGCCGAGTCGATGGCGCAGGCCCTCGCCTTTACAGCCCCCACGAAACATGGGCAGAAGGCGGCAAAAGATTCCTCAACACCGCCTGCACCAAGATCATGCCGGCCGCGCCGACAGCCGGAGCATGGGGTGAGTTCTTCCCGCGCTACGCCGGAGTCCTCGACAACACCTTCACCTGCCCCTCGTACAAGGACACCTTCTTGGCTTGGTTCAAACGCTTCTACGAGTCCGCCGAGGCGGGCGAATTGCAGCTAGGGCAGGCCCTCGCCCTGGTAGGCCCCGTCCAGTGCTTCAAATCCTTCATCATCGAGCAGATCCTCCGCCCCGCCATGGGCGGCTACGCCGACCTATCCTCGATCGTCAGCGGCGAAAGCAACGGCTTTAATAGCGAACTCTACCACTCCCCCTTGGCCGTCATCGACGACTCCAAGGCGGCCGAGTCCGAGGCCCAGCTCAACCGGTATGCCAGCGCCATTAAGAAGTTGGCGGCCCATGGTCGTCACAAATACCACGAAAAGTTTGTGACACCGATCCTCGTCGAATGGAAAGGCCGCGTGATCATCGCGGCCAACGACGACGCAGTGTCGATCAAGTCGGTTCCGGCCCTCGACATTAGTAACGAGGACAAGCTCATCGTCCTAGCCATGCAGACATGGGAAGAAAACCCCGGCCCCGACGCCTTGCGCGACGTTGTCGAGGAACTCCCCCACCTCCTCGCATGGCTCAAGGAGTGGGACTATCCCAGGGGCCTCGTGGACCCCGGCTCGCGGTACGGGATCCGGAGCGTCGTGGCGCCCGAGATCCGAGACAAGATGGAGGCATCCGCGAGGACAGCAGAGCTGACCGACACCCTGCGCTTGTGGCGGAAACGAATGCCAGTCGAAGAGCGTGACATTGTTTGGCTCGGGACCTCCGTGGAGCTTCACCAGTCCTTCAATGTGGTCTTCGACAACTCGTCCCTGACTAACCAGTGGCCGGTTCGGGTGCTGGGGGCTCGGATGCAACAGCTTTCCAACAAGCCCGACTCCGGCGTCAGCATCGCGCAGCGGCGGTACGGCAAGGAGAAGGTGACCCTGTGGAGGATCGAGCCACCAGGGCCGGAGACGCCGGACGAGAATCCGTTCTAAATCTGGGAGACCATCAAATGAAGATGTTCGAAGTCACAAGAACTTGCCCCTGTACGCAAATCAACGCGCCGAGCCTCTTAGCACACAATGAATTTGTCGCATGGATTAACGACGAGGAAAACCCTGTCGCTACTTGGCACCACAAAGGACAGAAACTCGGCGAATATTCAGACGTGTTTATCTACAAAGGCAAAGGGAGAGCCGGGTCCGACGGCGGAAATAATCATCCTGACGACATGCCGAGAGATGTCTGGGATTCCATCATTCAAGTCGTGGGCAAGCGTTACACGGGGATGATCTGGATCACTTTCTTGAGAGGCGACTGAGGCGCGTAGCCTGAAGCATGAGGCATGAAGCCTCCTTCACGGCCGGATGACTGCGACTGAGCAATCATTACTGGGGGATTCCTATGCGTTCCCCCAGCGAAAAAAGACTCCATCCCCCACGTTAAGTGGCTTCGCGCCAGCGATTTAGGTCGATCTGGGGGACGAGGGGGAGGGATTCGGGGAATGCGGGTGGCGGAACGACGGAGGGGGGGGCTACAGCCGTATATATAATATTTTTTGTTATAGAAAAACACTGTAGGAATCCCCCTTTCCCCCAGATTTGTCGTATGTCTCTGTCGGACAGCGATTTAAGCCCTGTTTTCGACTGGGGGAAAGCCTGGGGGAAAGGGGGAAAGCCCCCCTAAAAGTGGGGTTAAACGCGAGTTTAGGGGGGGAAAGGCCTGTCGAAAACGCGGTTTTCGGGGGTTTCTGAGTTTAGTCCCAGCCGATAAATCGGCAAACTTCGCTATACTTCGCCGCAAGTGTATGCGTTTCTATCCGAGGTGGAGTCCTCGGTCGTCGAGGATCTCAATAACCCGAGCCCGGACGCTCTCGAAAGTCCGATACTCCTCGGCGGTGTGTTCGCCGTGCTTGATCTGGGATCTGAGGTATTGCAGGAGGTCATCCATCGCCCACTTCCAATCCGAACCCTGGCGGGCGTCGTTCAGCGCGGCGTCGTCCTCTGGAAGGTGGAACTCAAGGGTGGCTTTCATGGGAGTGGGGCGGGGTCCGGGATTTCCCCAGTAAACGAGCGTCACAGTTTAGAAAGCTGCTGCACGACCCCCACCATTTTGCAGGACCGGGAATCGAACCCGGAAAGCCGGCTTATGAGACCAGCTTAGGATCCAACCTTTCCTGCGGGGTTAATATCCTCACAATCTCGTTCGCGTCAAATTATGCGACCAGTGCCAGGAGTCGTCTGACGAAACGCCATAGACTGAACCCCTCCGCAGAGGGACTCGGCCTATTGCGCTGGACGAATCCGACACCGCCGCCAACGGGCGGATAAACCAACCCCAGATCGTTTGCTCGGTGCATGATGTTCCTCCTTTCATGTCTCAATGTCGCGCGCGGGGATCGACGCGTCAACCGAGCGACTCTGGGACAGACGAGGAGCCGAGGAGACTCTTTGTCTGTTTTCAGGTCCACCACTCCACCCTCGATATTGGGGAACTGATCGGGAACTGGGGGGAACTGGGGAACTGGCTCCTCGGCTCCTCGCTTGTCCCAGAGCGTCCTTCCGGAAGTTGCAGTTAATAATTGCAAAACCCGGGACAAAATTTGTTTCCCGTCTATATGATATGTTTCGCGCCAGGATTCGGCCATCAGAGGGGACAGTGGTGGGTTAGGTGGTGGGGCACAGATTCGAGATCCGTGCATTTTAACCGATCATCTCTGTATTGTGCCGCCTTGTGACCAGAACCATGATCCATGAATAATGGTGCAAGCCTCTGTGCATCAATGCTTTGTGCAGAATGGGGCAAATAAGCCTCTAACAGAGTAGAATAGGCTGCAAACGGCCCCTCTAACACTACATATAGATCAAGGGACGCTGTTTTTGCCCTACCTGCTGCCCTTTGGCCCCCTTTTTCCTCTGTCTGGTTCATAACCCCCCATCGGATTAACAGAGTAAAACTCGGCTCCCCCTCCCCTTAAAGGTGGAAGAAAGCTCCAACGGAGCCGGATTCCTAACCATACAACCCCGCAGCCAGAGGGAATACGCCGATCAGATCATTCTGATTCTGCGCTGGCATCGTTAGTCCTATGAATAAAAACACAGCACTCAAGTCACTCGTCGCCGCAATCGCCTCCGCTGACAAAGCGTTGGTCAGCATCGGCGAGAAAGGCAAAGCCGCTCGCGCCGCTGGCGTCGAGAAAACCGAATTGCGTGACGCGCTCCGCGAGTTGTTCGGCTTCGACAAAACCCGCGAAGGCTCCAAGCCCCGCCACGCGATCAACAGCAAGATCAGCTACTACCTCGGTGTCGCTGGCTACAACAAGAGCAACGTTGGTTCCAAGGGCGGCGCATACGAAGTGACCAAAGGCTTCGTGTCCTACGTCAAGAAAGGCCTGAAGGAGTTCGGCATCGAAGAAACCGACTACCGCAAGGCTCTCAACGCGGCGATCGCCGAGATCATCGGCTAATCAGAACGATCTGATTCACGCTCCATGAAGCGTGAAGCGTCCAACCCGCTTCACGCTTCTCTGCACCTACTACCTATGTATATCGACGATTCCTTCATCAACGGCATGACCCTTTTCGGGTCGTTCCTCATTCTTTGGACATTCCTTCACTCCATCTTCGATCTATGAAAGACCCGACCATGAAGCGCGAAACAAAGTTCAGCGCGTTCAACGTCATCTCCCTCGAATCGCTCGCGTTCGGCGACTCGCAGCGCGAGGAGTTACGCTGGCTCCAAATCGGACAGGGACGCCCCCACCTTGAGATATTCCTCGTCTGGTGCTGGCAATGGTCGTGGCGCGACTATGGTCATTTCCTCACGATCGCCATGCCTTGCCTTGTTCTTCGCTGGCTTCGCTATTGAACAACCACATCGGCGCATCCTTCGGGGTGCGTCGAGGTGTCGAATCAGAATGTTCTGATTCGCTCCCTCTGGCATGAGGGGCAACAAACTCCCCGAGAGGCGAGCATCATGCCGCACCACGAACATGGAAACAGGAATACCCCTGCCCAAGAAAAAGCTGCCCCGCTTCCGCGAGGCGAAAGACGAGGGACGTCCCCTCGCCTTCGAGCCAACCCCCAAGGAACTCGAAGACGAAAGGTCGCGCTATCTGGCGGCCAACAACCGCAACTTCGGGACGAATCTGGCTTTCGTCATTGACTTCGTCCCAAAATCATAACCTCATCACCATGAGCCATGAAACAAGGTTCCTTAACCCTGATCCACAGCCACGCGCCGATCTGGCCGAGTGGCGTCCGAGTGCCAAAACCCCGATCGCTAAACGTCATGCCGAGAAATCCGGAATGCCGAGCATCGACATTGGCGAAGGAGTCGAGCCGCCGTCAGTCTCTGACTTCGGTTTCTACCATCCTGCGGAGAATGAACGCGGAGGTCGATATGCGGAGTGACCTCAACAAAACCAAGTGTCTGGAGAAGCTGGTCTTATTGTCCCTGCTCCTCGTTTGGATGCTGTTCGCTCTGCTGTAATAACCACAACACCCGAATCAGAACGTTCTGATTCACATCCTATCATCTATCACGATGCCTACTAACACCAAAACCTACGTCCTTCGTGGAGGAACTTATCCCAAAGACTCCATCGAAGTTGACCTTGAAGCAGGAACCTTCTGCCCCGCTGGCGGCGGCTTTGTCCGCAACATCGCGGACTTGAAGCGTTTCAACGAGGACTTCCGTCCCGCTACGGAAGAAGAACTCAACTACAACCCGCCCTTCCGCAAGGGCCAGTTCTCCATCGAGCCGATCGACGACAACATCGAAGGCTACACGATGGGCTTTCTCTGGAACGGATGGGCGATGCCCGTCTTCACCAAGGAGAACGCCGCGAAGGTGCTGGAAGGCATCGGCGCGAAACACCGCTACGACGAGGCCAGCGACACGTTCACGTTCCTCGTGGACGAGAATGACGGCGAGGAAACCTCGGAGGGCAGCATCATCCACGTCGATGGTGTGCCGGTGAAGGTCTACTCCATCGGCGCAGGGTCGTGGACTTGGGACGAGGTGAGTCCCCGCAAATGCCCAACCTGCGCTCAACCTCTGCCATGAGCGGGTGCGACGTGAAGGAGTAGTGACACCGCCTCTCCCACTTTGGGAGGGGCGTAGTCTCGACTCATTCAGGGCCGAGAGAATCAGAACGTTCTGATTCAAACCACAA